CAAGCATGGACAAAATGGCCCTTCTCACAGCAGAAAAACTTTATGAATTTGCTACAGCTGATAAGCAGTGATTTCGGTCGCTGCTTTTTTTATTTTGAACAAACAAAAAAACCGCCAGCAAAAGCCAGCGGTCTAGTTGTAATTAAATTTTGATTTTATATAGGTTTTTTTAGCGATTAGTTAAGAAAGCAAATCATTTACTCTATCTTGCACAGATTCTGCATCATATCCAGCATTTGTTAGATTGTCGAAACGCTCTTGACCATTTCCCCAAAGACCCTGAATTACTTCTTGCGCTACTTCGTCTACTGACTTAGCGTTTCCACCATTCAATAGTTCATTTACTCTATCTTGAACAGCTTGAGCATCATATCCCTCATTTGATAGGTTATTGAATCGCTCTTGACCATTACCCCACAAGCCCTGTAGAACTTCTTGTGCTAAAGTATCCAAGTCTTTACTAGAGTTTTCAGCATTTAAGAGGTCATTTACCTTAGCTTGCACAGATTGCGCATTATATCCAGCATTAGTGAGATTATCATATCTTTCCTGTCCATTTCCCCAAAGACCTTGGATAACCTCATTGGCTACCGTGGTAAGGTTTTTTAGATTGTTTTTGCTGATTGAGGTATCTTCTATCTCATCGTCCAATAACACTATATTTTTGTCAAACGGATTGCTTGAGTATTGCCACCATCTGATACCGTCCATACTTGGAAAGTATTCAAAATCAGCGTTTCCATCGTTTAAACCATAGCCGGCAATCCACAAGCTATTTGGGAATTTCTCAAGAATCTGCTCATAATAGATATTATTGAGCGTGAATGGCTTATAGCTGTAATAGATTGGCTCACAGCCATTTTCTTTGATGATTTCCATAAATCGAAGACAAGCGTTAGTATTATCTTGCACGTCGTCCCCAGCGTGATCTTCATAATCAAGACACAAGTATTTTACTTTTTGAGGAACATTATCAAGGAAGTAACGTGCCTCTCGTTCAGCTTCTTCGATGTCACCACCGAACCAAGCAAAATGATAAAATCCAATAGGGTTTGACTGACTAACTTGAGCAGATAAGCAAGGGTTGATGTAACTTGTGCTTTCTGAGATTTTGATAATTGTATTCTGTGTACCCATGTCACGTAAAATACCTGTAATATCGTATCCATTATGACTAGATACGTCGATAAATAAGTCGTTTTTCTTCATTATTTTATTTTCTCCTAATTTTAATTTTATGGTAAAGTTGTTGGCCAAGGCTCGCTCGTAAGATACGAAATAGAACTTACTCGAATATCGCCAATATCTCGGTCGGTCGGGACTGGATCAGTAAACTGAAATCTCAGCATATTGCTATCCCCAGCACCTCCCAAGTACCATGTTCCGTATGGAGTGCCCTTGTCGTTGTAAATCCCACCAATCAAGCTAAACTCTGAACGGAAACCAACAGGAACTCCACCCAAACCTAGAATAAAGCAGTTTCTTTCTCGGTCAGACGGCTGGACTTGATACCCAGCACCACCACGCCTTACGATACCAAACCAACCCCAGCTTAATCCGCCGAATTGATACATCACGGTATCATTCTTTCTGCGAACTTTTAGATATGAAGCTCCTAACTTAGAAACGATGTTTAGTGTCCGCCATCCGGTGTCACCAGTCAAAACTTCCCAGCCTTCGTTGTTATTCCCCTTACGCTTTATCCATTTCAAAGCGCCATTTGTTACAGCGGTATCGACGTATGTCGTTCCGACTGGTGCAGTAACCTTGCCATTAGGCATACCAGTTCCGTGAATTTCATACTGATTGACTTGACCATTTGTATTTGCATTAGATGGTAAGATAATACTTCCACCACCGTCAGAAAGTGACACGATATTTCCATTGATACTGATTCTTTGAGGGATACCAACACCATCACGACCATTTTCGCCTTTTGGACCAGTAAGTCCAATAGGACCTTGAGGTCCGACCGGTCCAGGTAAGCCAGCGGGGCCTTGTTCCCCTCGTTCTCCACGAGGTCCAGGCTCTCCATCTCGCCCACGTTCTCCTTGGATACCTTGCAATCCTTGAGGGCCTTGTAAACCGTCTGCTCCTCTTGGTCCAGTTTCACCTGTTGCCCCTTGTGGACCACGTTCACCATCTGCTCCCTTTGGTCCAGGTTCTCCTTTATCTCCTTTTGGTCCAGGAGTCAGAGAGATTGTTTGCAGTTCTTCCTTGGTTGCAAAGTTGCTTGTATCGATGTTAGGCTTGTTCTCCAAGACCTCTACACGCTGTTTTAAGGGGGTGTCATCATATACGGTATCTTTATCCGCCTTTGTCTTTAACGCTTCAATATCAGCAGAAATATGGCTTATTTCAGTACGGATATTGCTATCGTCATACGTGCCACCTTGCTCTTTGATTTTTGCAAAGAGTTCGTCCAATTCTTGCTTGGTAACAACATCCTTAACGTTAACAATTCGCCCTGATTCACGTTCAATAAGTGGTGTTTTAACTGCTTTGTCAATCTCACTCACACGGACATTAAACATAAAGCTATATACATCTGCTGACTGCTCTACCTTCTCGAAGTAGATATAACCAATAACAGATTCATCCGTAGTGATTAATGATGTATCAAATTGAACCGTAAACGAGTTCCCTTTGATAACCGCTTCAACTTCCTGGTATCGCTTAGTCCCCTTGAAATAGAATAGGCAGATGACCTTAGTAGCAGTCAAGTTATCAAGCGTGAACTTAAATTCAGCAATACCTTTGTCCTTGCTGTAAAATTCTTGATAAAGCCTATCTACATCACGATTGTTTGGTGAAATGGTTAATTTCTTTTCAATAACCTTCTTCAATCGCTACCTCCTTTCTTCAAAAAAGAAAGAGAACCCAAAAGGGTTCTCAAATTGATTAGTCTTTGTTTGGCTCGTAGTATTCAAGCGCTCGCTCGCTATCAGTCAATCCAGCAGTTGTTGGATCATTAACCACACCGAGCAATACGAGGATAGAAACAAATGTGTTCACACCTGCCTGAATATTCTGTGGCACTTCAAAACCGAATTGTTGCGCCATCAAAAAGATTGCTCCCAAAAGTGCGATAAGAGTAACCTTGTTTTGCAAACGTAATTTCCAGTTGATTTTATTCATTTTCTTTCTCCTTTATTTCGATTTCTACTTTGTCTTTTTGGTCAACGTTAACTAATAATTGTCCTAATTTCTTAGCATTATCCTTCTTGATTTGGTTAATGTATGGTTTTAAGAACTCTGGAAATGCCCATCCGATACTTTCCCAATTCTCTAAAACAGAACCGAGATAATTGATAATAAAGAACATTGTCCAACCAATACCGAATGTTCTGACTCCCAGCGCCCTTGAATACATCGCTACAAGCATGATGACCACGAATACAACAAAATGACGAATCAATCCCATTGTTCCAATTTTGCTATCAAAACGCTTTGTTTTAAATGCTTTTACATAGCCTGTAACGATGTCTAGAACCATCAACCAAAAGAAGATATGAATGTATGGACTGTGAGATAGGCTTTTAAGATGACCGATTAGTTCACTCCACACAAAATCTTGCATAAGCTACCTCTAAATCGTGTCAGCTTTTGGAGTAATCCAGCGCCATACTGCAAGCACTCCATTCCGTGACAAGTCGCCTTCAAGTTCTTTGATAGTTTGACCAGTGTATTCAAATTCACGGTTGATTTGAACGATAACGTTATTACCTTCACCGTTTTTCTCAACGTATTCAGGGTCTGTGATTGTAACCAAGTCATCTTCAAAATATGTTGTTCCAATTTTCATTGAAGGCAACAGGCTCACAAGGTCTCTATAGACAGTTCCATAAGTGATATTTTCACTCATAACCGAATTGACAACCATGACCTTAATCATGCGTTGAGTGATTGTGTTTGCTTCTTGTTGAGCTTTGATAAGTTTTTGCAATTCATCCTGCTTGGTCTTGGTTGATTCCAAATCTTGCTGAGTCTTAACGATTGCATTCGCTGGATCCAATTCAGATTTCACCATATCCAATACTGCTTGAATGAGCACGTCTTCTTGGTCTTGTGTGCGATCACCAGCCAATTCACGTTGGTTGGTTGTGTAGCGATTTCCATCTTGCAAACGGATTTCTACAACGGTTGTAGTTTTGTCACCAAATCCACGAGTATAAGGTTTAGTTGCGAGTGTGTAGTTGTTTACTGTCATTTTGTTTGTCCTTTCACTTCTTCAAATTTTGCTTTAAGTTCTTCATCTGATTCGATGGTTCGTTTCATCTGCTCAAGTTCCATCGCTGTAACTGTGTAAAGAGCTTCTAGTGTAGCTGATTGAGTAGCTTCGTTGCTGAGTCGTTCAGCTAGTGATTTAATCGTCAGACTACTAATCTGCTTGTCTTGTTCGTTCATGTTGTTGTTTCCAACCTTTCTACTTTTTGGTTTAATTCCTGAATAGCCTTAATTAAATAAGGTACGAACTTTGAGTAATTGATTGTTAAATGATTATCCTCTCCCTCATATTTTTCGACGGAACCAGGAATAATATTTAACACTTCTTGCGCAATCAGACCGATTTCTTCATGGGTCTTATCCTTAATGTAGTCAAATGCTACTAAATTCAAGGCATTTATTTTATCCAAAGCTTTGACCTGTGTAGGTTCGATATTCTCTTTCAATTTTCTATCTGAACCAGTTGTGATTCCAGCGTGTTGTCTCCATTTTCCGGTGACGATTTGGCTCCACCAGACAACTCGATTGTAGCCACCATCAGGATTATCCCCTTCACCGTTTATATCATCGGAAGCAAGCCATATTCCTTTCGGAGCATTGATTTTGGAGTAGAAATTAACCTTTGATGTGCTTGCGAAATCTACCGTTGAATAAAATGATACTTCATTTCTACAATACATCTTCCCGTCTGTGTTGACATACCAGGATTTTGGACCAGGGGTGTCTAGACTTTCACCCCAATTTGCCCAAAATGCGTTTCTGTTCGCACCGACGTTCGTTCCGTTCCCCATCCCAACACTGACAGAGTTAATTCCTGTTATGAAATATCCATTTCTGTTTGGGTATTGACCAAGTCTGAAGCCTCCAATTTTACCTTGAAAACCTTCTAGAAAGGTCGCAGTGACTACGACAGAACGAAGCTTGTTGATGAATGCTGTTTTAGCAACAAGCGTATCAGTGAATACATCACTAGCTACAAGCTTCTTCGCTAAAGCAGTATCAAATATCAACTTGTCTGCTGCAATCGAATTAGAACGAATGATATCAGTGTTCAAAGTCCCTATTCTAGCATCACCGACAAATAAGCGTTTAAAATAACCATCTATCGCCGTGATTTCGTCTAGTAGGGTTCTACCTTTTAGACGGATTTTAGCAGCTTCAATCAGAATGTTATTGCTATTCAAATTGATCTGAGAAGAAATCGCTCCAGGTCCCGTAAGGGTTTGGATAGCGTACGAGTCACGTAGCTGTGATACTTGAGTCTGTGTGACAACATCCTGTGTAGATGTGTTGTCAGTGAATTTTTTAGGAGGTTTATCGCCACGGATAAGAGACACCTGACCGATTGCGACTTGTCCATTCTTCATTAACCAAATTTCAAGAGGAAATTCTCTTGATTTTGTCGATGATTTCTGAACGGTCATCGTACCTGTGATAATTTGCGTGCCAGTTTTCGTAAGAGTAACTCTATCCGATGCAAGTCCACCGTCAGAGGCCCATAGCTCAATTCCTAAAGGCGCATCTGGTAACACATCCACCCAAACTTCCATACGATAGCTGAGTTTTTCACCTCTCGTGAATGTAGAGGTATTGAGTGGCAATGCGAATCCGTGGTAGACTGCTTGATTCTTGCCAGTTGTCGTGATTCGTAGCAACCTAGTTCCGGCTTGAACCTCGATGACATTGGCTTCAGCTTGTTTCTTGGCCCACTTACTGAAATTCGTTGGATCGTATACCAGGTTGAAGTCATCCAAGAAATTAGATACACGGTTAACTAATCCATCTGCAGTCTGGACTACTTGAGAGATAGACTCATTCTGTCTCTGAATGGTCTGTGTGTGACTCTTAACTGTATCAACTACATCGTTAAAATCAGCGACACTCACGATTTCAGAAGTATTAACATCGTAGTCTGTCATTCTGTCTGAGTGCTCAAGTTTCATCCCACAGATTTCAATACTACCGTTTCCGTTTTGTCCAAACTGAATACTATTAAATATAGCATCGGCAGTAAATGTCAATTGGTATCGTACCCAATCTTTATTTGAAATGGACTTAAACAATATACGATTAGTATCATTTGTGGTCCAAGAGCGCATTAAAAGATTGACATTATGGCTTGAGCTTGTCGATGAGACCCTTGCCCAACAAGACATTGTATATTTCTCGCCAACAACCAAATTGAGTCTTTGAGCGATATCCTTGTTTCCGCCGTTTGTATTTCCTACAACACGCATTCCTTTTCTGATAGCGGCATGGGGGGCATCTGTGAGTGTGATTACTTCAGTATTACCATTACCACCAGAAACACTTAATGCCCATGTTCCTTCTAACCCATTTCCAGAAGGGATGATGGACGAGTTCTGCAAGAGGTTATCATTACGAATAACATCTCGCAGTTTGGTTTCGATCCGTGAGATAGTCCTTTGAAATCCATCAACAGAATTCTTGACTATGTTCTGCACTTGAGTAGCATTTTGAAAACCTCTATCGTTGGCCAATCTGTCAAAATCAGTACGAGATAATTTCTCGATAATCTGGTCAGCTTGAACCTCGATTCTGTTCTCAGCAATCCTCAAGCGTTCTGTTAACGGGTCAACTTCTTGTTTGGTCACAAGGGTTCTGATTCTGTCTGTAATCTGCTCAATTTTGGCGAAGTTTGAGTCAGACAAGTCTTTAGAAGTATTGGCAGACACTAGAGCATTTCTAGCTTCTTCCAGAGCTTCTTCAGCCGTCCGAGTGACTGTTGTTCCAATAGCACGAATCTCTTCGATTTTTGTTCGTTGGTCTTCAAGCTTCTCGTTCATGCTGCTATCGAACGTTGAGAACCGATTGTCGATTTCATCCGATAGAGCGCGCTTGTTTTCTTCTGCTTTGGCTTTAGCTTGTTCGATGCCGTCTATCAATTCATCTTTGATATCCTTGACTTTTCGATCGAATGCTAAATCAGCGTTCTCGATTTCTTTGTTTAAACGAGTTTCAAAAGCGTGTGTTTCTTCTTTGACTGCATCGCTTACTGCATTACCGATTGCGCTTGCTAGACCTGACTTGAATTCACCAAAACCAATACTCTTCAATTTTTTAGCCATCGGAGAATAGTTGTATTTTGTGATTTTCTTTCTCACATCTAAATCGTAGTATTCGTGATAAACACCAACAACATCAAACATCTGGACGGGAACATCACTCTGACCGATAACATCAATTTCAATGCTATCTTCGAGCATATCGCACAGGGTTGTTCTGAAATACTGCTTGCCATATTCTCTAAGGCTTGCTTCATCCTTAACATCCTGGTCATTGACTTCTACAACATCTTCATAAATCTGACTGTATTTGTTAATCAGTGGACTATCCACTACAACTTTATAGTGTTTATCGACTGGATTTTCGCCTTCACCACGAATGGTTGTAATGAAGGTGATACGAGTCCTTAAAGACTTAGTAGATGTTTTATGCTCATAGCTGGATAGGTTCTTCTTATACATGAAAAGCGATTCATTCTCTGAACCGCCATTTTTCAATAATCGTACTTGGTAGCCATGTCTGACTAAATCACCACCCCACAAACCAACGATAGAATGCTTATCCTTGGTCAAAGCTTCCATAGCAGTCTTGCTATCGATGTTGAAGGTGTGTCTGTCGTCAATATCTGAAAAGAATGAGAATGGATTGCTACGAGTGATGCTCCCAGCGAATTGACTCAAGGCGGTCGAACCAGTCACTCTATCCAAAGACATTGGATTGACAACGTAGTGATTTAACATTGTCATTACCTGGTTTGCATAGACTTGAATATATCCATGCTTTTTCTCGACTTCAAAAATTACAAAGTCTTGCTCACCATGTAGATCATCAGCAGTCAAGAATTTTTCTTCTCTCAGTCTTTGCCACAAGATATCGTTTGTAGGGAATTTAAAGGTTAATTGGTAGGTGCTATTATCTTCCTGTACGATATCATCATCGTAGGCAGCATTAAGAGGTATGTTTCCTTCAGTAAAATAAATCATACTTTATACCTCCAATTTGGTTTAATTGTCACCTTACGGATATTCCCTGTGAATGTAACACCGCTTCGACCAACAGGGATTTCAAAGAACCCACCACGCTTTCTGAGAGTGTTTGTAATTGCTCCAGTAGCATTGTAGATGTTCTGTTTGCCTTGCCTACAATCTATTGTGGCTTTATTATTTACAGTTAAATGCATAGTCTTCTGACCAATCGTAAGCGATACATCGCCACTACCTTCAATCTCGATGATAGGCTCTGAATAGACTGTACCAATATTGTCAATCGTTCCAGGACTTGTCAATACAACTGGTTCGACACTCTTCGGATATCTGAATGGGTGCATCAGTAATTTAACATCTAATGTGTAAGCGTGCGGTCCATTCCTGTGGTAGCTTGCTGAAATATATTCAGCGTAAAATAAAGAGTCTGGTTGATATCCAAACTCGATTTCATTCTTTCCATCGTGGAATTTTTCGACAATGGTCGAGATGTCAATAAGTTTTGGTAGATAGAAAGAAACCGTGCGTTCATAACTTTTATAAGAACCGTCTAACACACGATAACTTCCATTCATTCCATAAACGTCTACAACTTCAGATGTTTTAGGTTCTGCACACTCACTTACCCCAAAATCAGTGACCACACTGTGAGGGATGGTAGATGTATTGAAACCATTGATTATAAGGTAAAACATTAAATTCCCTCCCTTGCATAAATTGATCCATGATTTTTATAAGTAGATAGTGAGATTTTATCGCCATCTAAGTAAGTATCTGAAGGCTTTTCAAGTATAGCAGTAAGGATTTTTTCTAAACTTGACCTTAGAATCGCTATCTCAGACACTACTTCTGCTATATCTTGACCATTGTTTACGTTCTTATCACGTACTACAATATTTTGCTGTGCTTGTTCCATTTCTCGTAGGAATTTTGCATCACTTGGAATACCAATACCATTTGCGTATTTTTGAACACCAAGTTCACGCATCAATCGTCTAGTTTTGTCTGCACGAAGTACTTTCGAACCTCTCGGTAGTGGTAATAGTACATCTCTTCCTTCTGGGATAAAACTTTCGCCATTTGGCAAAGTAACCATTTCTTTATAATTCGAATTTCTTTGGTCATTGACAATAGCTAGTCCACCTGGGTGGTAATTAGTCCCATTTGCGTGTCGTTCAGTGAAATGTCTGGTAATGATATCAATAAATTTTACAGCTGGCAAAGATACCAATGCTGACCAAACACTGTCGATCGCGCTACTTGTGTTGTTTTGAGCGTTAATACTGATTGGACTACTTTGTCTTACAGAGTTTACTGAATATCCTGCAGCTGAAGCTTCACCCTGTGTTCTATTCATAGCATCAATACCGATTGGACTATCTTGTCTTATTGCATTGATTCCTGCATAAGCAGATGCAGATTGTGGGCCTGTTAAGTCTGTGGCATTGATACCGATTGGCACTTCTTGTTTCGGAGAATTCACGCTTACGATTGCACTTCCAACTGCAACCCCCGTATTATCTACTGCATCCAATGACTTAGTTTCAGCTGTAGCAAGATTCCAAGCAGCCATTTTATCAATCGATATTTGAGTAAAGTACAAAGCATCTGTTGGGTCTACTAGCAAATCTTTTTTAAATGGTGTTATTGCGTTCCAGTTGGTCAATCTTTCAGTAGAACGAGAAACTGCATCTCTAACACCTTTATCCGTAGCAAGTAACTCTTTCTGTTTCGGAGCTAATGCATCATAATTTGCGAGAGCTTTTGTCGCTTCATCTGCCTTGCTCATGATGTCATTGTTCTTCAAAAGAAGTTCTTTGACTTCGGCTGGAATATCGTTCCAAATCTTGAGGTTTTTCTCGCTATCAAAGATAGCTTGCATACCTGCTTGATTCTTAACGATGACTTGTTTTTCTTCCAGGCTCATGTCTTTCCATTTGCCTGATTCCACAAGTGCTTCTGCGATGGTTACACGAGCGTTTGAATTGATTTCTGCATTTTTAGCAATGAACTGTAATTGTTCCCAACCTTCTGCAGATTTAGCTGCTTCTCCAATAACTTCCTTAACATTTGACTTGACTTGGAAATTACCGTTCTTGTCAATATTACCAACCAATAACGACCAAGCGTCATTAGCTTCTTTGACTTCCTTGTTCATCTCACTAGTATATTTAGCGAGGATACTATGAGAATTGCCTGCTTTTTGAGATGCTTCTGATGCCTTACGTCCGATTTCTTCATAAGATAAACCGTACTCTTCTAAGGTTTTCTTTGCTTCTTCCCAATAGTTCCAACTTTGACCGGTTCTGGACTTAACTTTTTCGTCCAGATTCTTCATAACTTGATAATACTTACTACCCAAAGCTTCCATAGTTTGTGTATGCTTTGATTCAACTTCTTGCATTCTCTTGTTATAAGTCTCTTGGTCAATAGCTTTACCGTCCAACAACTCTTTCAACTCACTCTTGGATGTTTCATAGAGTTTCTTCTCTTCATCCATGGCTTGTTTCAAAACATCTCTAGTATGTTTTAATTGCGTTTCGTTTAGCGAGCTGATTTTACCATTTAAAGCTTGAAGTGCTTCTGTTTGTTGTTCTTCGGACAAACTCATCAACTTTAACTTAGCTTTAATCATCTCGTTTTGGTTATTTAAGATGATTTCTTTTTCTTCTTGAGAAAACTTACTTGCATCGCCATTGTGACGTTGATAGATTTCATTGATTTGGTTCATCATCGCTTCTGCATTTGAAACATATTGACCATTTCTATCTTTAGCTTTGGCGATTTGTTCTTCACTCAATCCCCACTTGGCACCCAACTCTTCCATTCTGTGGTTGCTTTGGTCTGCTGCTGCTTGAATATCTTCATAAAGCTTTTTAAAAGCTCCTGAGACTTTTTCGACATCTCCAGCGTGAGTCCCAAAATTTGCAACTGCTGTACTTGTTTCGTCAACTGTCTTCTGGAAGTTTCTCAACTCTCCTCTTGCAGTGTCACTTAACTGTGAGCCAAACTCCTCAGTCTTAATTCTTGCCTTATCTTTCTCATTGTTAAGATAAGCAAGTCCTGCAGTTGCTAAAGCAATAGTACCGATTGTCAATCCTAAAGGATTTGCAAGCAAACTCACAGATGTTCCTAGCAATCCTACTGATGATGAAGCAGATGCCGTAGCGGTTCCAAGCGATGCTGCGCCTGAACTTGCAAGTTGGAATGCAGATGCTAAATTTCCAGTTGTTTTAAAAGCCTGGAAAGTCTTAGCCATCAAGGATATTCCACCTACTGCTTTACCTGTTCCTTTTGTCAACCAACCCAAAGCTTGAGTTAAGTTACCAATGACACCAATACCTTTACCAAAGATTGATAATGCTGGTCCTGCGCCTGCTGCAATACCACCCCACATTAAGATATTTCTTTGCTGTTCTTCAGACATTGAACTAAACTGTTTTGCCATTTTAGCCAATGTCTCAATCCAAGGCTTACCTGCTTTCAATCCATCTCGTAGCGCCTTTAATAAAGGTCCACCAAACTCGATAGCTAAGTCGGTTATTTGGTTTTTAAACATCTTTAATTGAGACTCAGTTGTCTCGTAGCGCTTATTCGCTTCATTGGTCAATGCAGTGTTTTCTTTCCACGCTTGGTTAGAACGATTTACTGCAGCGCTCATTTTATCTGATGATAAAGCAAGAGATTTCAACATATTCCCTTGTCGAATACCTGTCATGCCCAATTTCATCAAGATAGCGTCCATGTTTGCGCCACTTTCGTGCGCTGTATTAAGACCCTTGATAAACGATTGTAAAGCTTCAGCAGGTTTTTCTTTCCACGCTTGTTGGAACTCTTCTGATGTTGTCCCTGCAACTTTAGCAATCAATGCTAAATCATCTGCTGAGTCTTTAGTAGTCAATGAAACTGCATTACCGATAGCAGTAAGAGTTTGAGTCATTGCAGTACCACCTGCTTCTGCTTCAATACCAACAGAAGACATTGCAGTTGCAAGACCTAAGATTTCTGGAGCAGTCAATCCTGCAAGTTTACCACCAGCTGCCAAACGATTTGTCATTTCTACAATGTCTTTTTCTGTTGTAGCAAAGTTGTTACCGAGGTCAACAACAGATGCACCGAATCGAGAATATTCGTCCGATGTTAGACCTAAAATGTTTGCAATCTTAGCGATTGCAGTTGCAGCATCTTCAGCGCTCAAGTTGGTTGATTCTCCCATGTCAATCATAGTACGTGAGAATTTAAGGATATCATCCGCCTTAATACCAAGTTGTCCTGCCACTTCTGCTACATTTGCAATTTGAACTGCACTAGCTGGCAATTCTTTAGCCATTTGACGAATACCGTCTGACAAATTTTTATAAGAAACTGTGGCAGTTTCGTCTACTGTTTTCTTTACCCCTGCAAATGCAGATTCATAGTCGATTGCTGCTTTAGTAATCAAACCGACACTCGCAACCAATGGAGCAGTTAAGCCAGTAGTTAATTCTCTCCCCATTTTTGAAGCTTCTTCGCCAAAAGTTTTTATTTTTTTACCACTTTTGATAAGGCCGTCTCCAAAATTATTGATACGGTTAGCAAAACTGTTTTCTTTACCTACTGCAATCAATGCTTGTTCGACACGTCTAAGTTGTCCTTCCATTGCTGCTAACTTAGCATTTTCACGCTCAATATCTGCAGCAGCTTTGTCAAACTTAGCTGTACCTGGTTCGAGTTTATCAAAACTCTTCTTCATTTCATCTAAGACTTTTTTCTGTGATCCAATTGCTTGTCCTAAAGTCTTGTATTTTGCTTGTAGTAAGTCTGTGTTTTTTCCATTATCTTTCAGAGAACTATCTAGCGCCTTAACATTGCTTTGAAAATACTTTACTGCATTCTTAGCACCGTTAAGTGTAGGATTAAACTTCGATACGTCCAGCCCTAGCTCAATATACATTTGCCCTAGTGGCGTTCCACCTGCCATTCTAATCCTCCTTTTTTAAATTGTTTCCAGAAAGTCAGCTAGGTCCATTACTTCTTCTTTCTTAGCTGATTCTGTTTCGCCAATAACTCCCATCAAATCCTCCCAGCTCGTATCCATGACATCACGAATACTCATACCGTATGGACCTTCAGTAGCTTGTTTGACGAATCCATAGAACCTTTTAAGCGCTTCTTTTGGTTCTATTTTTTCCCCTTTGGGTCAACATCACCAATCAAATGCGAGTAGATATCTGTGAAAACTGCAAAGATGTCAGCCATATCAGTAAACTCTAGCAACTCATCCACTTCTACATCTTCAAACAACGACGCAATAAATTCTAACTGCTTATCGAGTTTTTCTACTTCAGATAAATCATCGTTTAAAGCTTCATTCATGATCAAGTAGTTACGATAATCTTTAGTAGTGATTTCCTTACTTGTCTTTTGAACATCTTGACCTTTTTCGTTTTTAATTAAAAATTTAACCTTAGCCATATTCTTTCCTTTCTAGAAATAAGATAAAAAGAGAGCTTGCGCTCTCTTTCTACCCTGCAGTAACTATTTTAAGTTGTCCTTTGAATTTCTTGAGTTTTTCTTCGTCCTTACCGATGTACTTGATGTAGTAAAGACCATTAGTGTCTGTATCGTCACTTGCAATAGCTGAGAAGCTCAAGCTATCATCTGGAAGTTCTTCTTGTTTGTCTTTGAGGGTTTCAAATTCCTCAGCATCCATTGAGAATTGACCTTTGAAGAAACCAACTTGTGCTTGTGTACCGTCTGCTGCTTTAGATTCAAGCATAACTGAGCAGTATGGAGCTACTGTGTCAGCACCAATACCGATGATATCATCCTTGATTGCATGACCGAGGATTTTAGCAAGTACAGTTGCAGGGATATCAACTGCAGTCATTTCCATCTTAACGTCACCAACACCACGGTTTGATACGTGGTAAGCAACGTCACTACCATAGGTTTTTACTGGATCACTTGCAAGACCTGAAATCTTAGCAGTACGAGTCGCACCTTTACCAGTTTGACCTTCGATTACAAAAAGGTTTTGTCCAAGTGTTGGAGTAGCATTTCCATCCAACACACGAACTGTCATACGTTTAAAACCAACTAATGCCATTTATAGCACCTCTTTCTTTAATTTAGTATTCTTCATATAGAGCACTCTGACCCTTGTAAGTCCTAGCGTCTACGTAGCGTTTGATTTCTGGAATCCATTCATCTAAACCACCTGTGGTTTGATAAAATCCTTGTTCTTCCATAATCTTTTCAATTTTTCTTTGGAGTTCTTTGCACTCCATATAATTTTTAGACTCTACATTGACCTGGTAGAGAAATGTCTTAGCTAGGCTTGTATTACTACCATGAGCCGTTTGCATCGGCGGACCAACTGGTCTAATGACGATACTTGTCCCATTGCTTGGTAGCGTGTCTGGGCGATTAAAAGATTTGATACTGATTCCAGCTAAGGTCTCATCTTTTTTTAATGTCTCATAGAGTTCATTAAACTTATCTTTGAGCATCTAAAAACCTCCTATCTTCAAATGACTAGCCATTCTATATTTGTATGTTTTAGCATGAGCCTCTGAAAAGCGTCTAATTACACCAAAACCTCTTGGATGTGGATTCTTGCTATATCCAAACTCGTTCAAGTGAACCAAGCGCCATCGAGACCCTTCACCAAAACCGATTTTCACAACAGGAACGCCAACAGCAAGACCCGTCACACGCCCAACAGTAGCACTTTCAATAGTGTCTCCTTTATCTTTGTAGACTTGCAAAGCACCTTTAAACTCTTCTAAAGTTTCATTTGCGACTGCTTTTAAGGCTAGACTCGTAGTACGTTTGACCTTAGTATCACCAAGATGAACTTCGAGGTTTCTAAGAACATCGTCAAATCCTCTTAATTCTGCACCACTAGACATCTTGACCACCACCGATAACAACTATCAAAAAATCCCGATTGTCAAAATCAGGACGCACATCGATAATTTGCCATTTTTCACCACTGAGACGACTGTCTCCGACTTCGACAAAATGCTCATTCTTCGGCTGATAATCAGACAAAGGATCTCGAATTTTCAAAGTCATCTTAGCTTGCATAGACTTACCAGTCGCAATCTCGATATCTTTAAAGCTAGGAGAGTAAACTTGGCCCATCGTAAAGAAAGCCTCCTCGTGACTCACATCACGACCATGAAGCCCCTCCTCGACTTTAGAAGTATAGAAAGTCAAGGGGGTTCTCAGGTCTCCGTTTTGAGCCTCTGGCTTTTTATATCGATAGCTGGGACGATTAGTCTGATAGGACATCAGACATTGTTACTTCTGATTGTTTGTCTTCCCATTCAACAAAGTCAGGAAGCGCCCCATTGATTTCATCAAAGCGCTCTTTTGTAGCTTCAAATTCTTGGCCAACAGAGCGAAATACCCCTTCTTTGAGGTCATAGAAACCTTTTAAAACCTTAATCATATTTTTCCTCCAATTTGTAATTTTCAAGAGATAGCGCCATTAAATCCCCCCGGAAGTTATCGTAAAAGAACTCCGCTTGGTCATTATAGACGTATCTAGCACGCTCCAAAATTAACTCTCGAACTCGTGGTTCAGTTGGATACTGACTACCAACAAGGTTAAGGATGTTAGCTTCAGAGCTTTCCAACATCCGTGAGAGGTTTTCGTCCTCTCCACTATGAAAAATCCTCATCCGCTCCTTAAAAGATTTAAGGAGTGGATGAAGTTCTACTTCTGAAGTCATGATCTAACCCCTAAATTAAGCTTGAGGTAATTTCAATTCCCAAACTGCAGCTGCCTTTTCATCATGAGCCTTACCGTAAGCGAATTGCTTAGCAGTATAAAGGTTTAGGTCTTCCAAAGCATAGGTTTCTGTGTAACGGCCAAGTGAAATACCACCACCAACAAAAGCGTCGTAGCGACCTTTAACAAATGTAGTGACTTTACCAGCTGTCTGCGCCACAGATTCAACCAAGATAAGGTTAAACGGCATAGCTGTGATATAAACAGCTTGAGCGTTCAATGAAGTGTATTGTTTCTTCACATCCCAAGCGTCGGCTGTATTAACAACCATTACAAGGTTGCCTTCAACTGCGACTGGTGTCTTATTGTCAGCTTTTGTTGAGTGGTGCTTGTATACTTTCGTCAATTCTTTGACTACAGTAGCTGCGTCAGCAAAAGTCAACTTAGTAGTTTGAGCTGTTTTTTCAGCATAAGTCGTCTGATCTCCAGAAACAGTTCCTGTAAGGGTACGAGAAAGACCGATAGGTTTGTTGTTCCCGTCGCCGTTCAAGAAAGCAGCTTCAAGGGCAGCAGCAAAGGCTTCTGTAATTTGTGCAGAAACAAATTTTTGCAACCAAGCTGGACCAAACTTTTCAGCATCTTTTGGAATTACAACGAAAGCAGTCAACTTGTGTTGAATTGCTTCTTCATCGTTGAATTCTTGTTTGAGCTGCCCTTCGATTTCTGAATTGATTTTGCCCCAAACAGCTTGACCAGTTTGCTCTGATTTAAGGAATTTCAAACGGATACCAGCATTTTTAAGGCCAATATGTTGAAGGAGTGGACGTGCCATAACCATATCTTCAAAGATACGGTCGATTGTTTCTTGTGGGAATAGTTTTTCAACTCCCTTAGGTGCAGCTTTTTCAATGTTATTGAAGAACTCACGAGCTTCTGCAGTCAGCTTAGCATCGTATGGATTCAAAGTTGAAACTTCCTCACGAGCAGCATCACGAGCTTGAACCATCATTTCATTGGTCATAGACTCAATCATTTCATTGTATAGCTTCGCTTGTTCTTCTTGAGGTGCACCATTTGCAACGGCATCCAAAAATGCCTGACGTTGTTTTTCAAATTTGTTAGATAATTGCATTGTCATTCTGTTTTTTCCTTTCTTAAAACATAAAAAGACCGAATCCTTTAGGAACAGTCTTGCTTGTGTTATTTTCTGGACTTTCTGGAAAATTGAATTTCTTCTGTAGAAATTCACTATTTTCGAAAGCCTCTTTTTCAATTTGTATATCTGGTAGTTTAGCTTCTAACTTTTCAGCTACCAGTTCAGCGATTTTATCGATATCAGGAGTCACTGCTGACCTCATTTTCTCGATAAAATTACTTGGGATCATAGGAGTTTCACTAGCTACCAGAGTCGGAGCGACTTCATTTGTAAACATAATCTTGTCTACAAATCCATGATTCAAAGCTGATTCAGCATCAAACCAGGTAGTCTTGTTCATCAAATCAAGCAAGTCATCAAGAGCCTTTCCAGTCTTATGAACATAAGCGCTAGCAATAGACTTGTTAAACCCTTCTAGCACACCGGCCTCATGAAGCAAGGCATTATGGTCTCCGTTCACTTGCGTAGAAACGTTGTGGATCATGATTTGGGCGGTCGGACTGATTTCAACCGTGTCTCCTGCCATAGCAATGACACTAGCAGCGCTTGCCGCAATACCTACAATCTTCACAGTCACGTCACCAGGATACGAGCGTAGAGCAGTATAGATTTCACTACCAGCATAAACATCCCCTCCTCCAGAATTGATATGAACTTCAATCGGTTCACCACTTTCAGGAAGGACGACATCTTTTGGAGCGGTAGCTTCCCACTCAAACCAGTCATAAATCCATCGATCATCGTTAGAAATAATCGTACCCTTAATCGGAATTACTTTCATCTTCTTTCTCACCTCCTTTCTCTAACTGTTCACCAAGTTGATAGTTTTTGGTGATGAGGAATTTATCGCCACCAGGGACAGATTCTAAGCCAAGTTCAGAGCGCACCTCGTTCCGAGTCATCGCTCCGGAAGAAATAAGCTTATCAATGCTTCCAGCAAGTGCAAACTTATCTCTCTGACCTTCGCCAATGATTGCAAATAGATTATTGTGCTCGTATTCTCGTCTTGATACCAAGGCGAAATTAAGCCCATCACTCATTTTCTTAACAAGTGATTGGTAGCAATAACTATTAAACATTTTTTGGCTATTTTCCAGATTGGCCATGTCGCCATGGATTAAAGCAGTTGGAATCCCTAAGACGTCAGCGACCTCATCGTCAAATTGCCGACGAAGTTTCTTCAACTCATCAACAGAAATATTTGAAGTTCCTGTTGTATTCGTATGCTCAGAATATTCCATTCCATCTTGAGCTGGAACAATGGCAATCGTCTTGGTGCTAAATGATTTAAAGAGACCATCAGCATATGATTGAAGTTTATCACGCATCTGCTTATCAAAACTCCCATTGTTTTTTGTTTTGAGAGTTCCTCTGATTTGGTTATTTCTAGCCAAGGCCTCGACCAAACGAGTGTGCAACTTCTCGTAGTCAGCAAATAAGTCAGAAATGTAATCTTGCAGTCGATTATTGTTGTACTGTAAGAAAATGACTTCACTCATCCGAAAACGCTTCTCAAAGGTGAAACCTCTACAAGTCACATACTCAAACACATCATCATAAACAGCATATTTAGTCCGTGTATAAGAGTCAGCAACCAGCAACTGGTCATCAGTTGTAAGAAAGATTAGGACCTCATTCTTAGTAATCAACCTGTATACGACCTTTTGCCAAAACTCTGACGCAGATTCGTTCTTGTTCGGTCTTACATTCAGCAAGTAGTTCCAGTCAGAAAATTTAGCTTTTCCATCCTCAAGATACTTGAATTCTGATTTTGCAAAAATCCGAGCGATAAATTCCGCAGATTTATCAACCGCTAAGCTTTTCAGTTGAAGATTGCCAAACATCCGCTCAAGATCCTCGAACTCAAAACCAACCTCTGGTACTTCACGCTTAAATAAATTCAGTAACCCCAATGCACTTCCTCCTTTCTTTTAATTTCTGCCGACCACCCACCCAAAATTTATTCTTAGATTAAAAATCCCAACTATCAATCATGTCAAGAAATTCTCCAACATTCGACTCTTGCACTAGTTCCCTCTTGTAAAGAGCAGCTATCAAAGCATGGAAACCATCCGTCTTTCTTCTGACAGGCTCTTTCTTCAAGAAACGCTTATTGCCATCCTTGTCCTCTTTGACGTAGGTATTATCTGTATACCAAATCATAGAGTTATCGCCCTCAAAGATAAAACGCTCATTTGCAAATCCATCTTCAATGATTGGCGCAACCTTGGATTGGATAGCCCCTGGATTTCTCAAGAATTCATATTCAAACCCAGCCTCTTCCAAAAGTGGTTTTAACAAATCCATTCTAAAACCATCGGCACATACAAGCTCAATCTGATAAAGATTTCTCCATTCTTCCAGCTTGGCTATCAAAAGTCTAGGATCAATACTCGGACCATCAACGATTGTAAAAAGACCTTTTTCAGCCCATTCTTCAATAGGCGCTTTTAGCTTGAAAGCTTTCAAAAATGATTTTCTCGCAAATGAATGTTGCTTCCATATGAATTCATCTCCATTCTTAAATAGCAAACCAACGCTCGCAAAGTCTCGGATGCTCGCATAGTCAAAGCCAGCCACACATGACCGACCCTTCAAGTCGATACCAGGCGAACGTAAACAAGCAACTAGCTTTTCTCGAGAAGTCACATCTTTCTCAAGGTCCGCTTCAGGAAGGTTCATCCGTTTTGTCATAAACTCCTGACGTCCAGACGGCTCCAACTCAAGGTCATCATAGTCAGCCTTGGTTCTAGCAAGCAACCTCTTAGCGTAAGGAGTGCTTTCATCCAACATCGGATTTGCTTTCGACCAGTTTTTCATGTCGTCCACTTCATCCGCATTGTCAAGCTTGCAGATGAAAGGGAAAAGCCTGAAATCGTCAACCTCTCCATTCAAGATTTGCATAGACTTCTCTATTAGCTTGTCGTAAAATCCCTCACGCACATACCCATTCGTACCGTTGTAGAAAGTCCGAGCATGAGCGATTTTCCCAAGACCTGACCGTTGAACCTTCACGGCCTTATCATCTTCAAACTGGTGAATCTCATCAAACTCAAGACAGCCATCACGAGCAGAGTCCATAGTCTTCGGATTGTTCGTCCGAAAAGAAAAGACCGAGTTATTCGCTCGACCTGTGATAGACATTTTAGTTAGATAGAAATAGTCCTCAAGACCACGCCTTTGAATGGTCTCATAAACTTCCTCAAATGACACCTTCCCCTGTTTCTCAGAGTTAGCAGTGATAGTTACATCATAATCTCTGATAGGGTAGATAGGACTGATAAAGAACGAAGACCTGGCAGACATAAAACCATTCTTACCACCCCCACGAGCCAAAGTATATAGATGCTCGTCAAAGTGTGGCTCCCCGTCCTCTTTTCTAAAAAGAAAAATGAACGGGGTCAAGAAAAGCTGGTATTTCGCTAGAGGAAAAAAGTTCTTTTCCGTAAACCGAATGAATTTCTCAATCAGATCATTATCAAAATATAAATCATCGCGAGGATAAATTTTCTCTTTGATGATTTTAAACAGCAACTTTCTTTCTTCGTTGACGACGATTTCTCCACTCTCGGCCATTTTGATGTAGTCATCAATCAACGGATGAGAAATCATAACAGATCACTTCCAGACGTCGGTTTCTCAACAGGAGAATTTTCAACCTCGAAATCAAACGAGCGCTCAATCGCCAAAAGCTGATTGCTGGTTGTGTTAATTTCCTTGATGAGAGAGTTCGCTTTTTGGAATCTCTGTTGCCCATTGTGAACAGTGATGACCAATCCGTCTTCATGAAGTTTGGCTTTCAGCTCATAGAGTAGCCTGACGAGATAAAGATAACGATTCACTTTTTCGTACTGGATCGCATCCTTTTTTCTAGGACTAAAATAGCCAATTTTAGAAAGTAGCTGATTTTCTAATTCTTTTATATTTTTTTCTGAGTATTCTTCCATTACCCCCCACCCCTTTTAATTTTTCGTTAAAAATTTGGACAGTTGACCCCTCCCACCGGTTCCCAAAACCTTAAAAATACTGGATTTTTTTGACCGGGGGGTGTTATCATCCCCAAAATTCGTCTGTTCTGAAATTTTTCTCAATCATTTTTTTAGATTTTCGAAATTGAAAACGACCGTGACGTTTATTGTGACATTCTTTGCATAGAGTTCTAAGGTTGTCAAGCTCAAGAGCGAACTCTGGATAGAACTCTAGCTCCTTGATGTGGTCAACCTCTAGGTTCTCGGTTGTAACCTTACCTTCTTCTCTGCACCAAACACATTCGTAGTGATCACGTTCGAGTGCAAGCTTACGAAGTCCTCTCCATTCACCAGAATTATAAAACTCTGTTCGGTCTTCTCTAGTTGCAACTTCTATTTTCAAAAGACTACCCTCTTGATTTCCAAAAGAGTTTAGCAAAATCGTCAGAACTAATTAAGGTTTGCTTAGCTGCTTTTTGGAATCGCACAATTGATTCTTTAGTTTGAGAATCAAGAAAATATTCTTTGTTATCTCTGCTTCGTATCTTGTAAATTAATTCTCTTATTAAACCTAACATACTTTTGTAAACCTCTCTAATTTTGCTCTCTCAATTCCTTGTTTTACATATTCTAGTGAACTCGCTACATGAGTTTTAATTCAGATTTATCAAGCGTTTATCTTGCAAGTGCGAAATGAAATCATCATAACTTCAAAACAATGAATTGATAGTAAAATAAAAAAATTAAAAGCCCTGAAACTTCGTCATGGCTCTGTCTTGTGAATCTTGATTTTTGCCTATGTATCTCAGTGAAATACTCTGGCTTGAGTGGTTCAGTAGGTCCATTATCAGAGCGACATCCTTGGTTTGTTCGTACATGAATAAGCCAAAGGTTTTTCTCATCGAGTGAGTAGCTATGTTTTCTAGGCCAACTTCTTCAGCAGCTTTCTTTATGATCTTGTAAGCTGTGTTAGGTTTTATATGCTGATGCTTTCCGTTTCGGCTTGGAAAGAGGAAGTCTTCATCTTTCTTATCTTTGATGTACTGTCTCATAGCATTCTTGAATTTCTTTGGCATCTTTCGTTTGGTTGGCTTGTCTGTCTTTTCATCTACGATCTGGACATGCCAACCTTTAACGTGCTTTACTTTCAGTTTAACGATATCACCAATACGAAATCCCAAATTAACACCAGAAAGAAAGAGCATGAGGTTTCGTTGTCTATCTGACTCTTTGACTGCACTATGCAACGTCAGCCATTCAATCATAAGCTGAACATCATCTCTATTTCTGATTGGTTCAACAACTACCACATATCCTCACCTCCTTTTTAATGCACAAAAAAGCAGAGATTCCCTCTCTGCTATTCTTCACGATACTAATTTATCACATTCTTTTTGTCAATTCTATATGTTTTTTTGACAACTTTACATAAAGAGCAAATTTGAAAGTGTATCGAGAATCACTTCACGTCTTCTGTAAATCTGCTTGCTGTGTCTATATAAGTACCCAGTTTCCCCGTTCTCCATGATGTGCCAAACTTGAATCCAGTCGTATCCAGTATGTTCTCCCCAGCGAAGATAAAAAATTTTTTTGTCATCTGGTTCTAGATTCTCTAGTAATTGGGAAATAGCGTTTTGGAGATTTTCTAATCTTAAAATCATAGGATCGCTTGCATAAGCAACCGCTAGATTTTCCGACCTGTTGACGAATGTCCCACTGCCACTTGCTCCAGTATCATCAATACCAGGAACAGTAAGATGCTTAACTTCGTACAAACGTTCTAGCTCATGCCTACGTTGGCCAATAAGTTTGTCAATCTTTAAATATTTATCATCGAGTTCAAACTCGAGATAATCCCTTCGTGCTTTTGTTAAATTCTTTTTGACCAAACCTTACCTCCCATGTATCTTTTGGATCTAACCCATTTGATAATTTTACCATCGTTATTGTTATTGTGATAATCTGGCAGTCTTGCTGTTGGACTTTCTTTATAGACCACTTTTTCGACTACCTGGATTGCAGGCATCGTTTCATCATCTATCCACCCAACTAACCATGCAGGGTTTACATCATAAGTTTTAGCAATCATTTCAATTTGCTTAATAGACGGATATCCACCTCGCTCATACAAATGAATTGTATTTTGTGAAACACCTGTTTCTTTTGCCATCTGTACTACAGAGAGACACAGGTCTTCTCTAAGTTCTTTCAATCTTAGCTGCATCTTTCAAATCTCCTTACGTATTTTAAATAATTTTCCCTTCAAATATCAGAGTGATTGTCCCTGTTCCGTCTTTATTCTTAGATACCAGAGCGCTACAATCTGAACCAAATTCAACTCCTTCAATTGTGACGCTGCGCTTCACTCTGTCGACGTTGATAATAGAGTCATTCGATGTTTTAATTCTCATTCTCCAATTCCTCAATCAACCAATCAAGGTTCTTTCTAGCTTTCTTCAGGTCTTCGAGACCGTTTTTCTTCTGGAATCGCAGTAGATACTTGATAGCATTCCCCCAGCACCATGCAGCCTTGCCTGGCAAGCTGCCAATAAAGTTGTCAATTACTTCAATACTTTCAAGACCTTTTGAGCCTTGATAGTGATTCGGTTTGTTTACGTTGTCTGTCATGTTAATTCCTCCCATAATGCTTACTTGCTCCATGCAAATAATAAGTTCCATCTTTGCGCTTGTTTATGTAGTACGTGTATTCTCCATCTGGACTAGCGTAGGAGATTTGCTTCTCTCCACCCCAAACACCATTATCACGCATCATGTGGCAATTCTCAATAATCCACTCTACGTCAGACATCCAGTAACTCCTTGTTCTCATAAATATTACCAATAACTTCAAAATGATAATAAGCGAGAAATAGTGGATGCCATTCTGAAACCCTTTCTTTTAGTTCATCTACAAATCTGTAAATAAAACTTGCGTAAGAACCATGCCATTTTATAACTGCTTTTCTGCCTTTATAATCAACTATATCTCCCTCAAAGATTTCCTCGCCGTTTTTGTCTTTGAGTCCTGTTGATTGCATGAGTTCAACTTCGTCAAAGTTTATGAAATTTGTTTCTCCAAATTTCCAATGCTCCCCAACTAACACTCTTTTTTTAAAATCTATCAAAGAAACATCTATCATTGTTTGCGATTCTTTATCCCACGCTCTAAATTTTGGTGTCATCTTGCTCCTCCCTCAATTTAACTATATGGTCGGTCATAAAACCTTCCGTCCATGAAAATCTCTAATGGTCTAATCCAGCATTTCTGTTCTTTATCCAAAGACACAAAGACAACGCACTCTTCTAGCGTTTCTTCCCATAGGCCTACAGCTATTACTTTATATTGTTTAAAAGTTTTCTTGTGAACCCAATATGATCCAACCATAGGTTTTTTCATCACTCCACCTCCTCAATCTTTATTATTTTTATTATCTTTAAA